CTGACACAGCAAGATTAAATGTATTCTTGTTTATAACAGCATAATCAACTTGATCATTAATAATAACATTATTCATCTTCATCCAATTAATTAAACTACTCCTAAATTCTATAAGACTGGTGACATTATAATCAAAATCTTTTGCTTCATTAGTAATCTGATAGTCTATAGTTTTTCTTATTTCTCTTAGCTCTCTTGATAATGTTTTAATATCAATATATCTTTCTTCATACAATAACATTGAATATCCATTTTGATCTGTTTTCAATCTTCTAGTTAAATTAAAGTAATTTTTAACAAGACAAGATTTATTATACATCTCTGCATAAGAGTTAAAATCTTGCTGTTCATAACTTTTATTTACCAAACAATTCACTAAAGCTATCATCCAAATGCGTCTAGCAATATCAACAGACATCCCTCTCTTAGTCAAAGTTACCACATTAGGATACAATTCATTTATTATTTGGAGTACACTGTTAGAACCTGAATCTTCCCAATTTCCACAGACAAAGTTAGAAATAGATCTATTAACACATCCGCAAATCAAGCCATTTGGATAATATTGCAATCTTAAAAATTCGAATGTTTCATATGATGTCATTTGCTTCGTCAGTTGTATAGAATATCCACATGCCAACATTTCTTCATTAAATATTGTGGAAGCTTCAATAGTTGAGAAAACATGATATGAATCGTCTCCACAAACTTCCATTAGTTTATAATCGTAATTCAAGTATGGATAAAGTGAGTTCAATGACTTATACATTATCTTAGTGTAAAGATAATTTAATATGTTATTCATATAAGAAGTGTACCTAACTCCACTAGGCAAACCTGCTTTCCACTGATACTTAATACCATTTCTATAAGTATATGTGTTCGATACACTATTAATGACCCAATTAGCAATATTGATATACTTTTCACGTGTATTGTCATCTTCTATAGTTGAGCTAACTTTTTCAAAAGTATGTCTTAAAACACATTGCATATCTTCAAAAGTGTGTTGAGCGTTAAAATCCTCAAAGTCAAATGAATTAACACATCCTTTTGAAAAC